TGCATCATCAACTGCATAAATGCCTCGCTTGCGCTCGGAGAAGCCACAGCAAAAGCGGTACAGCGTATCCCTGATGCGAAATGCAATGGAGATATGCACGCCGCCCTGGATTATGCTCAGAAAGTGAAGCATGAACAGAAAGATTTCCTGAACTCCCAGGCTTTACATCAACTTTACTGATTGGAGGTTGCGGAGTGAGGAAAAGAAGAGTTACTAAAAATAAAAGTAAAGCCGCCATTCTTTGGATGTGGGAGCATACCAAAATGATTGTGAACTGCCTGTCGGTATTGTATGTGCTGAACTGGCTGTATTCCCTGGTCGTGATTGTGGTTGCGATAAAGGAAACCGGGCAATTCAGCTACCTAGATACTCTTATAAGCGAAACGAATGAAACGTTCCGAATTGTGGTGGGGGCGAACATAGTCAAAGCAGGTGTTGAAAACATATTCAAATACAACGATTTTGGCGGCAAGGGTTCCCGGTATATGGGGACCAGTAACAGTGAAAATGAAAACATAGAAAATGTGGAGGACAACAGAGGATGAATGACATTATTTTTGAAGCATTAAAGTTACTGATTATGGTTTGCGTGGCTGTGATTGCCAGATACGTTATTCCTTGGCTTAAAAGCAGAATCGAGCAGGATAAGATGGCAGCCATCGAAAAGATGGTTACACAGGCCGTACTATACGCGCAGCAGGTACTCACATCAAAGAGTGGAGCCGAGAAAAAAGCTATTGTTACTGACCTGCTAAAAGAAATGCTGACAGCAAAGAATATTTCCATTACTGATGAACAGCTTAACATTTTGATTGAAGCGGCTGTCAAGCAGATGAAGATGGAGGAAAACGCAGGAATCGTAATCGAAGCAGTAGACGAACAGACAACAAAAACTGAATAAAAGACAGGAGATGATACCATGTCGCTCAAAGGAAATAGCAATGAAGAGCGCATCTGGAATTTTCTGATAAGCAAGGGGCTTAATCCATTTGGTGTTGCAGGTTTGATGGGAAATCTGGACCGAGAAAGTGGGTTGAGCCCTATTAACTTGCAGAATACCTACGAGAAAATACTGGGATTTACGGATGATACCTACACAACATCCGTAGACAATGGCGATTATCAGAATTTCGTACATGACAAAGCAGGATACGGCATTGCGCAGTGGACGTATTGGAGCAGAAAACAAAACCTGCAGAAGTATGCGCAGGAAAAGGGAGCCTCCATCGGTGACCTGGAAATGCAACTCGAATTTCTTATACAGGAATTGAGCAGCAGCTATAAATCTGTGCTGAACGTGCTGAAAACAGCAACGAGCGTTTCCCAGGCATCAAATGCCGTACTGCTTAATTTTGAAAAACCGGCAAACCAGGGAAGTTCCGTACAAAAAGAAAGAGCCGAATGCGGACAGAAATTTTATGACAAATATGCGTCTGGAAAAGGAGGAACATCTATCATGGGAAAGACGATTACAACAGGATGGCTTTCAGCCGTTATCAATGGAATTAAAATCAAATCTGATTTGAGATGCAACCTGGATAATTACAGCAGCAGGTCAAGCAGAGATGCTTCATACGTGACTATGCATTACACAGGAAATAATAAGGACACAGCAAGGGCGAATGCAAACTATTTCGGTGGAGCCGGAAGAAATGCATCCGCCCATTTGTTTGTGGATGATACGGAAATCTACCAGAGTGTACCGTTAAATTCTGTAGCATGGCATTGTGGAGCGCAGACATATAAACACGCATATTGCAGAAATGCAAACAGTATCGGTATTGAGATGTGCTGTACCGCCGGAAATTATAAGATTTCCGAAAAGACTAAACAGAACGCCGCATATCTGTGCGCGTATATCTGTAAAATGCTTGGCATCAGTGCAGGCGAAGTTGACAAGTATGTACTCCGTCACTGGGATGTTACAGGAAAGAATTGCCCGGCACAGATGGCAGGAAGTAACAATGCTGAATGGGTAGCATTCAAAAATATGGTAAAAGCCATCCTTAATGGTGGAGGAACCGGCAACAGCACTTCCGGTGGAACGCAGACAAAGCAGATGTACAGAGTGCGTAAAACCTGGGCTGATGCAGCGAGTCAGAAAGGTGCATTTACGAGCCTGGAAAACGCAAAAAAATGTGCTGACGAAAATAAGGGTTATAGCGTATTTGATTCCAACGGAAACAAGGTATATCCGGCATCGGCAAATACCGGAACGTCATGCAACTATGTGGTAAAAATCACAGTTGATGGATTGAGATACAGGGACAATCCTGGAACCAGTGGAACAAAGGTACTGGGATATTTGAAAAAGAATTACAAATATACAGTAGTGGAAGAACGCACTGTAAATGGCGTAAAATGGGGCAAGCTGAAATCTGGCGCAGGATGGTTTTCGTTACAGTCAGAATATTCTGTACGCTGTTAATGCTTGACAAATAAGGAGAACGGACCTCTCTATCACACAAAATGTGGTGGAGGGGTTCTTTTTTTATACTCGAAAATATTATGCATATATGGTAGACTGTAGAAAAAGCCAGGAGGTCTAAGAGGAATGAGAAAAAGACATTTTTTATTATTGGCGTTTGCCATAACTGGTCTTGCCCTGAACGGATGTTCGGGGGGGGGTACAACGGATGTTGATACCTCGCAGACCGAGAGCGTAGCGGAAAGCGAAAGTAGCGAAGTAGAGCCGACATCGACGGTAGAAATGCCGGACGGATTCACAAAAATAACGCAAGAACAGGCTGAATCATGCCCGGATGGGGATGGAGCGGTCAAAGCTCTGGAAACGGCTTTACAGTCGATTGGAGTAAAGAAAGTTTCTGATTGCTATTGGGGGAATTACAAGACAGCCGGAAGTGTTGTCGATATGGAGGCTTACCTTATCACAGATGCACAAAACCTTATCGTCAGATGCCAGTACCTGAATAATAACTGGACGGTTGTTTATATCACTGACAGCGAGAACGGACATTTGTATTATCCTACAACCGGTAAGGATGCGTATAACTACACAACAGGGGAATTGATAAAGCAGGAAGAAACAACAGAGCCTGCGGCGGTAGAGGACACGCAGGAGGAATCCAAAGAGCCTGAAACGCAGGAAGTACCACACCGGGATGGAATGTACGGAATCAGTGACAAGAGCTGTCACGATATAGATGCAACCTTTTCCAGGGATAAAGTGCGGAATGATGTTACTGGAAAGTGGAGAGTGTCTGCCATTTCTGCGGATGTGCAGATGGTGGAATACGCAAAAGATTACTACCAATGGAAATTTACGAACGATGATGAGATTCACTGCATTGTGAATTTTTATAATAATACAACAACGAAGATACAGTATCTTAGCGGAAACCTGTTCGTTACGGTCCATGAGTATGTAAAGGGAGAGGAGCACGATGCTAACCTGATGTTCAGTGGAACAGTCCTCCAGGATTTTATAGTTTATCTCGATAATGGAGATATTGAGCAGATACAATAACAGAGTTATCCCCATAGTTATTCACATTATCCACAAAATATTGAGTTGATAAAATAATCGTTTGGTAACCGACCGATACCGAACGGTTATTTTTTTATGCGTTCGGAAAATTTCGGTTTATTTTTTGAGTTTGTACCAGGTTCAAACCTGGACTTCAAAATTTGTACCACCAGTACAGAAAACCGAAAAACCGAACGGTTATTTTCTTACAATCCTTGAAAGCCGCATAAAATAAGGATTTTCTGATGATTCATTTCTAAAATAAAAACCGAATTACCGAACGGTTATTTTCTGAACCGAAAAAACCCGATACAGATACAGAAACAGATAAAGATACAGATATATAAATATATTTATGTTCATTTGTACCTCAAAAACTTTTTCAAAAATTGTAAATAAGCATATTGACACTACTAACCTACGTGTTATTATAATGTCAACAACTCAATAAAACGAGTTGGAATAAACCAAGGCAGGAGGTTAAGAGTACATGGAGGAATTTGAAATGACACAGACAGAGTTGATTTTATTTTTAGAAACATTAGCAGAAAACGTGGAGCTGAAAGCAAAGACCGGAGAAGATGCCGCAGGCATCATACGAAAGAAAATTGAGGTATTAAAAAAGGAAACCCCGACACCTGGTAAGTAAGAGGGTTTCCAATCCGTAATAAGGGTAAGGCGGTTCCTGCCACCGCCAAGCCTTACCCTTTTATTATAGCAGGGCGGTGGAAGAAATCAAGAGCGGAATGCAGGAGGACATAGAGATGGCAGCAACCAAAGAGCAGGAACGGAAAGCGTTGGAAAAAATCAAAAAAATCGTGACAGACCTTGGAGAGGATAGCTATATCAGCATGGCATTTGAGGGATGCTTTGAAATTGCCGAGGGAAACATTGAAAATGATTTCGGATGCAGCATGAAACAGAGAGCCGAAAGTTCGGCGGCAGAGGCAGCAAAATATAAAGAAATGTACGAAAGTGCAGTGAAAGATTATGAAGCAGAGAAGAGAACTGTCGAAGAACTTGAACAGAAAGTTCTCACGTTGGAAGAGGCTGGCGCAATAAAAGCTATTCTTATTGATAGCAAGACGGAGGCGATAAGAAGAACAGAAGAATCCGCCAGAAAAATTGTTGAATTTGCGGACAATCCGGATAGCGCAGAATTTAAGCAGGCTGTGCAGGACAACAGACATAACAAACAGTTGGTTGAGGAAAGCGAAAAACTTATCCAGAGGATTCTTGATACTATGTTTTAGGAGGAGCAGAGCTGATGAAAAAGTACAGAGTAAACGAGAGCGAACATTTCAACCTGTATTCGATGCACGATAAGCTGAAATGCATCGAAATTGACATGCAGGAGGCACCGGCACACACATATACAGACGAGCAGTGGGATGAGGTCCAGGAAAGAATCAGCGAAGTCGAGGAGCTTATGGAAAAGGCGTATTGCGTGGGCGCATTGGTGGACTGGCCAACCTTAAAGAGAATCAGGGAGATTAAAGAGGAACGGCAGTTGATGAGATACAACGCCTGCATGGAACAGGGAGCATCGGAGAAAGATGCAGCAATGGCATTTGAATTA